AAAGATGAAAAAGGGTCTATAATAATGAGTTCGATTAAAGGTAAAAAAACCGTCAGAGAGAAACCTGCTCCATCGCGTAAGAAAATTTATACACAGTGTAATCAATCAGAGTCAAAAGAATTAGATACGGATCCATCTATAAGTGTTGTTAGAAAAAAAACAGTAGGTAAATTTGACGAAGCTCCTTTATTGGAAGCGTGGCCTTTACGAATGGGGCAGTTGGGATATTTACCTTTGTCCGTTCAAAAATTTATGGGTTACAATTGTAAAAAAATATGCCAGCAAAGTGCGTCTGAGACCAGACTTAAAATGAATCAACCTTGTTTATTACATAAAGGTGTTCAAAAAAGCCCTAATCAATCATTTTTAGCTTGTATTGCAGATGTTTACAGGGATATGACAACATATGATGACTTATCTAAAAAGCCACCCGCTAACTTAACAAAAAATCCTTTAATGACAATAAATGAAATAAAGGATATTATTATTGAAAAGGTTACATTTGATAAATTTTTAACCATTCAAAATGGCGATCTTGTAAATATATTCGGATCCAATGATCAAGTTGATTTTGCTCCGTACTTAAATAGTATACTATACAAATCTCTCCAAAAAAGCATGGATAGTCAAGAAATCGAAATATATTTTACGACAGTGGTTAACGCTTTTATAAATTTTCAAGGTTTTATAAGAAGCACCGATGTTACTATAGATTATAAATATTTATGGGATATTGTGTGCACACCGGGACTTCTCTTTGATAAGGGTCTTAACATGGTAATTTTAAACAGTCCCGAAGATGATATTACCTCTAGAATAGAACTTATATGCCCTACGAATCAGTATTCAAAAACGCCATATGACGTCAATAGGAAGATATTAATTCTGTATTCTAGAAATGGATTTTTTGAACCTATTTATCGGTATATACGAGTTAAAAAAGCAGTTTATGATGTTCGAAAATTATTTTACCTACCAGATATTGGAAAAACAATGTCTGAATTAGAGCCTATTTTACGTCATGTGATATGGAGCAGTTTGACTAAAAAATGCAAACCTTTGCCTAGTCTACCAATAACGTATAATGAAGATAAAGGATTTCGAATAAATATTTCATCCTCTGAATTGATAAGCTTATTAAACAAATCTAATATTGTATATAAAGCTCAAAAGCAGATATTGAATTTTAATTCAAAAGTTATTGGTATCATAGCTGTAAAATCGGATGATGCCTCTGATTTTATATATATTCCCAGTTTACCATCTTCTTTGGATTCAGATATGCCATATATTTTTATAGGACGAGGGGATATGTGGCAAAGCTATTCAGATACGGTTGAAAAATTAAAGTATTTGAGTACTGCAAGCAAGCTTAAGATTGCTTCTCTTCCAAAATATAAAGTAGTAAACAATAGCGTTACCGTAGGTATTATTACAGAAACCAATCAGTTTGTACCTACAATTCCAGAAGCTTATCAAACGCCAGTTGATGGCGAAGAAGCTGATGGTATACCAGTATTAGACTCAAAAAATTTTCAATCAGCACAACGCGTCAACTATCTTGACATTGATAAAAATATATTAACAGATAAAACGATTGATAATGAAAGAATACTGAAGGTAAAGCAAATACGATTAGAAAGTTATTTTTACAATGTATTTCGCAATCTTCTACGTATAATTTTCTCATATTACGAAAATAAAAGTGTGAAAAATCAATTATATGATTCTATAACCTCATATACTACATTGTATCTGGATAAGATCGCCGATGTTAGCGAACGTATTAAAACTCTACTAATGCCGTATGTCGATTTTATTGATTATGATGTTTCAACCATTGATAAAATAGGAAATATAGAGCAATGTATTAAATTATCCGAAGGTAAATGTAAAGAAAGTAAATATTGTTCATTTTCAGAAGATAATGATGGGGTTTGTAAGCTATTACTACCTAATACTAATTTAATAAGTGGCGGTAATAATCGCATCGAATATTTTGTAAGAATTGCAGCTGAATTGATAAAATTTGACAGAATACGAACATTTATTTTTAAACCGCAAACTTTTTTATCATTTCAATCTGTTTCATACAATCTAAAAGAAAATGAAATAATATTACTAGAAGATATTTTATACGGTGATTATTTTGAAAACATGATACCTGTTAAAGAAAATGTATACATCAAAAATACTACTACTTGGGATAATACCGAGCCAAATAAAACGGTTCCTTATGATAATCAATTTGGAATTGATATACTCATGAAAACTGATAGTGTTAATCCATGTGTAATTTTAGAGCCCCATTTAAAGAAGCTTTCAATAGGTAATTGGAGAGATCAGGGATTTAATAATTATCAAATAAGAGAGTTTCGATCAAGTATCAATTGTTCATGGGAATTAATTAAGGAAATTATTAACAATAATAAAATAGATTTGAATGTAACCTTAAATACTATAGTCTCTGATCTTGTTGAAATATATGGAGGGTTATTAAATTCTGGAAATACCTATATTCTTGATATTATGCGAGCACAAGGTAAACGCGACCAAGCTGAATCATTGAAAAACGGGACGCCTATTGAAGATATTATTACCACAACAAATTACTATTTGACGGTCATGGATTTTTTTGTTTTATCTCAAAAATACCAATTACCATTAATTATTTTATGCCGTACAAAGATTCCTACTACAGCATCTAAATTTATTTCATTTATTAATGGAGAAGTTGATGGATGTTATATTATATTTGCCGGTAGTTTTGCCAATGCTAAAAGCAACGTTTCTCCAATATATGGTATTTTGACCAGAGACGATTCTTTGAGACTTAATACCGGTACCATGAATGAAGCGTATGATAATATTACCAAATTAAATATAACAACCACGGATGCCTATATACAAAGAGCCAAATTAGCTGCAAAATTAGGAAAAAGGGTTAGGAAAAAGGCAAAAGTAGCGGTTAAAAAGGGTCCCCGAGGGCCAACTGTTATCAAGAAGAAGGGAAAAATTTCTATTAAAGGTAAAGACTCAAAAAAATAAATTGATTTTTTAATTATTATATTTTAATAAATAAAAAATGAGTTATAAATTAGCATTAATTGTTCGCAATGATCTTAAGATGAGTAAAGGTAAAATAGCTGCTCAAGTTGGACATGCAGTGGTAGATGCAACGATTGAATGTATTAAAAATGGAAAAATATCTAAATGGCAACAAGATGGCGAAACCATTATAGCACTTAAGGTTGAAAATGAAAAAACACTCAATGCTATTCTTGGAATAGCGGTAAGAAAAAAAATATCAAATGGTAGGGTATTTGATGCGGGACGAACCGAAGTTGCCGAGGGAACGTGTACTGTTGGATTTGTAGGACCAGATAGAGTAGATAAAATAGATAAATTAACTAGTCAATTAAAATGTCTTTAATTATCAATACAAATTTATTTATCAAGATAATCTAGAATACTCAAAATTACCCTTTCTTGATCTGAAATTTTTTGAAATATAAGAGCTTCATCAAATTTAATTTGCATCATTCTATGTCTATTTTTACACAAAACATGTAATTGTTCGTTTATTAGTTTAACATCGCAAATTAAAGCGCCATTGGTAAGATTCAGATTATTCATATCTTTAAGGGGTATCCAACGAATATAAAATCCATATTGAATGTCTTTAAGATCAGAACAATATCTATAATTTTTAAGTTTTTTATTATATATTTTAAGTTTATCCCTAGACAATTGTATTTGTTGCAAAATAGTATTTTTATGTTCTTGTATTTTTCTAGTAGTAAGATTAATTATAGATGAATTCGAATCATTTTCCAACGCATCTAATAAATCGTATACTTGATTATTTTCCATAACTATAATAATCAAGTATTTTTAATTTGTTTTCTTATGTTTGCTCTGTGCGTCGACCCATAAATAAACATATAAACAAGCGCCAAGAAATGTACAAAAACGAGTGGCAGCTATTGTATAACTTTTTTTAAGTAAACCTTGTATAAAGAATAGTCCTTCACTAATCCCTACTAATATTAAAGCATGTATAGACCAAGAACTAACATTTAATGTTTTGGCAGTTTTTCCTAGCTGTATGAAAAATCCAACCAAACCAAGAATTATAGCCACAAATCCTAAATACTCATCAAAACAAGATGGTAACGTACAATAATAATTTAATCCAAATAATTTTACTTTATGCATTATATAATATATTACTATAAATATTCAAAAATTGGATAGTCATTAACAGGCAATCGTCCTATTTTATTTTCTTGGATTCTCTTACATAAAAATCTTTCTACAACTCTTGCTCTCCATGAAGTAATTTTAACAAACTCTTCAACGATATCCTGTATTTTTCTATTTATACTCCACCTATCTCTACATAGAATAGAACCGCAACATAAACAACCAATGTCAGATAATTTTAGAATATCATTTTCAAATAATTGACCAGCGCGATATAATTCTTGAATATCTTTGTCGTAGTACGTAACAGTAGGTGGACTCCACGGCCAATTTCGTGGAAAAGAAACAACCAAAGCGGGATCCCTTCCAACAGCCATGGCTGTATTTTGCAATGACGGGTATAGTTTTATTGGAACAAATAAAAATGGTTTTTTAGTTTTGTCATAATTGAATAAAATCCAATCATGATGATTTCCAACATTTATTTCTTTTGTTATTCTTTTTCTCAATATTTTTGATAAATCTACCATATAAATTGTAGTGATATTTTATATTTAAGTTTTTTATTTTTATATATTGTAGTAAATGTGTAAAATATGTGTAAAAAAATCAAAAAACTATTCTTGAAAAATCGAAAAATGGACATTTCAAAAATGTCCAAAATGGCTTCATGGCTCCCAAGCTTTGTAAAATATTTTACACTTTTTACAAGGGATCTACTATATTGTAGGGGTGTAAAATCAATTAGTTGAAAAAGTGTACCTACAAAGGATTTTTTGACATCATGAAAAATAACAATTTAGGAACTTTTTATGTTATCCATTTATAGATGAAAAAAAGTTCCAAAAAAGTTCCACCAAAATTTTTTTGTGAAAAGTGCCTATATGCATCGAATAGAAAATCACAATGGATTCGTCATTTATCCACTACAAAGCATAAAATGGATAACTTGGATAACCCTGTGGATAACCCACAAAGTTCCACACCTTGTTACAAGTGCGTATGTGGGAAGCAATATAAGTATAATTCAGGCCTCAGTAAGCACAAAAAAAAGTGCCTCCAAGCGATGGAGAACAAGAAATCATACGAACACTCGCCTTTGCCTACAACAAGTAGCAATTCCAGTCATTTAACGGTAGAAATGTTCAATAAAGTTGTACAGCAGAATAATACTTTGATGGAAAAATTAGTAGAAATGTCAAAAGATAGACAAGTGATCAATTATCAAAATTGCAATAACAAGAAAATGACGATCAATGTATTTTTAAATGAACAATGTAAGAATGCCATGAATTTAACTGATTTTGTAGAGAATGTAAAAGTAAGTTTAGATGATTTGCAATATACACGTGTCCACGGTTATGTAAAGGGTATTAGTAATATATTTGCTAAGAATCTTCAAGATTTAGATCCAACGGAGAGACCAATTCATTGTTCTGATAAAAAACGTTTACAATTTTATATCAAAGAAGAAAACAAGTGGGAAAAAGATATGAATAATGAAAAGATAGATAAAACTATTGAGAGTGTTACTGTAAAACAAATAAAACAATTAAAGGAATGGGAAAAAGATCATCCTAATTATTTAACAAATGATAAATTACTAAATGAATGGCATACGATGATACAACAAATCATGGGCGGTGGAAATAATGAAATAGACAAAAATAAAGAACAAATTAAAAAATCGTTAGGCAATCAAATAGAGATCAAAGATGCTATGGTTATCAAGGAATAATATTAATTATGATTGAAATTATTATTAT